GAAGGTTGATTGCGAACTCACCCAAGAGGAGACCGATGCTTTGAGTTACGTGATGGGAGTGGCGACAGGACACGCTCTGGCAGAGGATAACGCACGATTGGCGCACCACTGCGTAATGCTAATGAACAAACTCTATGCCAGAAGTCCACAGTTTATTCCCTACGATGCCAACAGCTTCGACCCAACGGATACTGGCTTCCCCTTCAAACCGATCAGGACGCAATGAGCCAACATTTCGATTGGCGCAAACTCCGTGACCTACGCCAAGAAAAGGGAGACAACCGCCGATGGCGCGCGGAGCTGACGCAACAGGTTCTCGAGAATTCGCAGGTTCGAGAGGATGGCCAGCGCGTCACCCAGAACAACCTTCTGGCCCTCGCCTGGGTGTTGGGATACACCCTGATAGACGAGAAGGACAATCACGAAGCCATCGACTTTTTCCCGCCGAAAAATCCCGCGCTCACCCTGAATGAATGGATTGAAGAGACCAACAAAGTTTATAAACGGCAGGGTTCGCTTCTCTTGCCGCGCGGAGTCTACAAAACCACCCTCTCCCTCGCCAACTGCGTCCAGCTTCTCATCTGCTGGCCGCTCACCGTCGCCATTATGATTATGTGTGGACGAGGGGATCTGGCCGAAGACTTCGTGACTCAGGTGGGCAGCTTCTTCTACCGCCCCAAGAACGCCCCGGCGACCCTGTTTCAAGCCCTCTGGCAACCGCTCTGCGTAGACAAGCGCCCCGACTCGGGACAATTTACCACCGCCGTCCGACAGACAGAGCCGAAAATTATCGAACCCGCGATCTGGGGAGAGAGCATCGAGGCCGGAACTTCCGGCTATCACCCCAATGTCCTCATCTCCGATGACATTCACAACAACCGCAACTCGCGCACCTTCGAAGCGCGCGCCAACATCGTGAAGAAATACAAACTGGCCAAAAAGGTATTGCTCCCGGTTGGATCCGAAATCCGAATCGGCACCATCTACGGCAGCGGAGACCTGTTCACCGATGAGATTCTGACCTCCCGGCCAGGATCCCTCCGCCGCATCATCAAACCCGCCATGCGGCTCAAAAGCGGAGAGCGATTAGACCAGAACGGATTCCCCGACGAGGAAGACGTCGAACTGTTTTTCCCCACAATTCTCAGCTATGAATTTTTGCGAACCGAATATGAGAGCGGATTTGAGAGCTTTGCCACGCAGTATTTACTTGATGAGTATGGCGCGAACGAAGTGGTTTTCTCGCAGGAGCAAATGTTGGAAGCTATGGTGGAGGAAGCCGCGATCCCGCTTGAGGGGCAGACGGTAATTTGCTGGCGATTCCCTTGCCAGAAGCGCGCATGGATGACCGCCGCGTGTGCCGTGGGCCAGATCCACCGCAACCGCTGTTACATCGTGGAGGCGATGCAAGGACACTACAAGCCCAGCACCCTCGCCAAACTCATCGTCACCACCGCGCGCAAATACCACGCTCACAAGATCACCATTGAAGACAGCCCCGGCGCGCGCCTGATGACATCGGCTATCCACAACTACGCGCTGACGACAGGTTGGAATGTGTTGATGGAGTGGATTGGCAACCTCGAAGGCGAAGAAGACAGCGGAGAGCGAGACCTGAGAATCCGCAACATTGAGGCCGTCCTTACCAACCGCCGACTCTTCTTTTTCGCTGGCATGAAGCAACTGAAGTCCCTCATGCTGGAGATGACGCAATACGGCATGATCCCCGCCAACGCGCTCCCCGATGTGGTCTCGCGCGTGGCCGATCACCTTCCCCAGAGCATCGCCGCCGAGGATCTGGAGGAAGAAGATTTGGCATGGCAAGCCGTGAAGGAACGCGATCACTTCAACATGATTTATGGACGAGGCGCGTATGCTCCACCGGAGCCGGAACCGGAGGAGATGGAGGAGCCAGCCATCGAAGATCTACCGGCTGAAAATGGACTTGAAAACTGGATGCCAGGACTGAACGGATAGAGGATGCAAGTGCCGGATGTAGCGAAGGATAGGCGAAAGATGGAAACTTTCGTTACACCGCAGTAATATGCAGTCAAATTTTCAACGGCAGGAAGGAATTGCCTTCGATTTTCGCGGAAGTGGCCGGAACCCCGTCAGAACCGACCCGAACCCGTTAGTTCGACCTTGGATGAGCAGCACACAGGAAGCACACGGATGAGGTAATTGGTCATGGCGACAGCCGCTCTTGTCGCGGAGAGCCAATGGAGTCAACCCGTCTACCCGGAAGACGTGGAGACTTCAAAAGACCCGGCTATTCCCGCGAAGTACACCGACGAAGCCGTTTTATCTATCGTCGTGCAAGACTACATGCGCGCAAGCGCATGGCTAGAAGACCGCCGCTGGCCGCTCAACTGGACGGAAAGCGACATTCTGTATCAATCGCCCCGCTCCCTCTCCGTCTTCGAAGGTTCCACTGTCACCCGAGCCAACGTCTCCCGGTTTACGGTTGCCAAGCAGGTCAATTCCCTAGCCCCCGCTATTACGGGGGCTATTTTTTCCGATACCACCCCGTTTGAACTCCGCCCACGTATGAGCGCGCACCAATCCACCGCGCGCGCATGGAAGGAGTTGATTGCGGAGCTGCTAGACCAGATCCATTTCAAGCAGGAATGTACCTATGGCGTGCAAGGCATGGTGAACCAAGGCACCGTGATTTTCAAGGTGGGTTGGGAGACCGTTACCGAAGTGGAGACGCATTACCGGCGCAAGAAAGCCCCGCCCCAGGTGCGGATGCCGCTGGGCCCACCCATCACCGTCTTCACCGAGGAGAGCGACGAGTTTGAAGCCGTCGATATCGAAGTAACCCACAACCGTCCCACCTTCGAAAAGTGTGAGCTGGGGACGGTGTTCGTTGATCCCACATGGAAATCACCCAACCAAATCTGGAAGGCGAAGTGGATCGTTCACAAGCTCTATCTGAACTATGACGACCTCACCAAACTACGCGACAATCCCGATTACGATATCCCCTCCGATGAACAACTCCGCGCGGCCTTCATAGAGGAGGAAGAGACACCGAAATCCATTTCCGCCACCGAACAGGCGATGAGCGCCAACACCAGCATCCACCATGCCGAGCGCGAAGATTTTGAGCGATCGGAAGACCCGTTGGAGAAGCCGCTAGAAGTCTTGGAGTGGTGGAGCAAAACACATAAGCGCGTCGTCCTTCAGCAGAAGGTTGTCATTTGCAACAAGACCCACAATCTGGGAGAAAAGCCCTTCCTCGCCTCGAACTATTGGGACATTGACAATGCGGGATGGGGAATGGGAGTTGGCCGTATCGCGGGAGCGGATCAGCGCGTAGAACAAGGGATGCTTAACGCGCTCCTCGATATTCTGGCCTTTGCCGTTCAGCCAGAGTACGCGGTTGCGCGAGGCGCGAACGTGCCGACGCAGGATCAGCGCAGACGCTTAGGTGGAATCCGCATGGTGGACGGAGACGACGCGCGCAGGGCCGTCGCGCTCATCGAACAGCCACAAGTCCCACCGGACGCATGGCGCGCGATTCAGGCAGTTGTCAGCACGTCCGAGGGAGCCACCGGAGCCGACCAAGCCACGGTACAGGGTTCTATCCCAGGCAGGGGATCGAGCATTGTACGCACCGGCACCGGAGCGGGGATTGTAGGACAGGCCAGCTCGACGCGCCTACAGTCCCCCGTGGAGCGTTTCATCGACGGGGTTTTCCTTCCCTTCCTTCGCTTCGTTTACCGCATGGTGAAAGAGCGGATGCCGATTGCGGAGATTCGCAATGTGTTGGCCGAGCGCACAGAAGATATCGTGGTGGACTTCCAAGACTTCCTGAGCATGGAAGTCAAGTTCGATACGCTGGCCGGAACACGATTGGCCGCGAAGAACCGCATGGCCCAGGCGCTTCCCTTCCTCATGGAAGTTTTCAGCAATCAAGCCATCGTCCAGCAACTCTCAGAGACGGGATGGAAAGTTAACGTGCCAGAACTCGTCAACATGATTCTGGACATGAGCGAATGGAAGAACCGGCGCGATCTGGTAGTCCAGATGACTCCAGAGGAACAGCAGACCCGCCAGCAGCAGCAAGCCGCCGCGATGCAAGCCAACTCCAAGCAATCTCTCCTCCAGCAGAAGCAACAGGGCGATATGCAACTGGAAGACAAAAAGATTGCGGGGCGCATCGCCAACACCACCATCAAGCAGACCCACCAAGCCGCAGTGGAAAGCCCACTGGACCGCGCGGCCAGCTTTGCCGAACGCACCGCCGACGAACGCACTATGCAAATGACTCCCTTCTTTTCAGGGACGTCTGTAGGAGGTTCGTAATGGAGAAAGGAGGACGGATGGATGCCCCCGACGACCCCAAAACCGACGAAACCGAGCAGACCGACGAGCAAGACGGAGAATCTGACAGCGAAGAAGAAGACGACGACGAAGAAAAAGAAGTGACGAAATGATGGAACCGATTCGCACAGAACGAACGTTTGGCGTTACCTCACAGTTGCAACCGGCGCAGCGGAGAAACCTACTGGCCTTCCGCAACTCTGAGGTATACCCGGATGTTCTGGACGTGATGGAAATGGTTTGCATCGAAACGGAAACCAAACTTATTAACACTGACCCCGCCGATGAACAAACGGTGTTGGCAAATCACCGTATGGCAAAAGCAGCGTGGCAGATGTTCACCCACATGCAGGAAAAAATCGAATCCGAGACAAAACTTTATCTCCGAAGCATTGACAAACAACCACCTATTCCCGAACTCACAGAGCAGGAACAGTTAATAGAGAACATACTGAACCCCATCCGTCCCGCTCCCGATGAACAGGATTATGTAGGTGCATAAGTGAGGAGTCCTCCCCAATGGAATACAAATTTTTGAACGACGGTCAACCTAACGAAGACGGATTCATTGAAGCAATTATCGAGAACTCAGAGGGAAGGCGCGTGTCCACCTTCAAAGGGAAGACGGAGCGCGAAATCATCGAACGCTTGTTAGAGTCGCAAGTCCACGCCAACCGCGAAATCTCCCGATTGCGAAAACCCGATGCGGCGAAGCACCCCCTAAGAGTCCAGCCACGAGAGCTGAACGCCGCAGACCGCCTAAGACTGAGCACGGAAATCACGGACCCAAACAGGGTAGTGGAGGCCGTGGATGAAATCGTAACTGCCAA